CAGCAGCAATCAGTTTCTCAAGGTCTGCCTTAGTGATTGCACCAGCACCACCAGCAGCGGCAGCACCATTCCCATTTCCGTTCATTTTCATAGTGCCATCACCAGACTTCTTCGCCGTCTGGACCCCGAAAGTAGCTAAAACCCCAGTGAACACAGAGGCTATGAAAGTTGGATCGATCTTCTGCTGTGGCAATCCAGGGATGGTCACATAGTTAAGAGTGAGAATACCACCAGACCAAACTAAGATTCCAAGTCTTACTAGTGTGCTGAGGACTGCTAGTTGTTCGTCAGCATCCTCAACTTTATCTCTAAGTCTACCAAGAGGACCTTTCTTCTTTTCGTCTTCCTTCTTTACTTCTTCAGGCATGAGTCACCAGCAAAGGCAACTCTATTTAGCAATAGCATTTTTCAAAACGGTTTCCAAATGCATACTTCCGTGAAAGTATCCTGCTACAATAATGGCGATAGCAAAAAGAAAACATGCCACTAAACTAAGAACTAGTGGCATGGTTGGATTGTGTGGTTTATTTGATGTATCCATTCTCTCGCAACCACTCACCTGTCATAGGTGTGGGTTCGTAGTCAGTCCACATAGTCCCTGCAGCACAAGACTCAAGTGCTGCTGCAGTCATACCTTCTGTATGACCTGCCCAGTATGCTTCTTTCTCCCAGGGAATTGCCTCTGGTTGAAACTGATAGGCACTCTTTGCGATTGCCTGATACATGCGAGGAACATCCTCTTGATTATGAATAATGGCAATAAAGTTGTTCTCAATTGTTCCTGCCATACAGTCCTGAGCAGCGTGCCATCCCTCATGACGCATCACTGACATCATAGTACCAGGACGACGCATGTGAGCAACATTCAGAAAGAAGTTATTGCCTACAGTATGATAGACACCACGATGACCGACAGGGAAGTATCGCATGTCTGCTAGAAAAACCTTAGCTCCGACCGCATTAAGTGATCGGACGAGAGAGTTAAACTCATCAGCAACAATACTATAATCAATATCAGCCAGTTCCTCGTGTTTGTTGAGGTCAGAAACCGTTTTGAGTTCTTGAACATGATCGGTACACTCTTGGAGCAACATACACCCCTGTGCATGGGGAGTAAAGAACTCATCTTCTTTGATTGGATCTGCCAAGACTGGAGCAGTCATGAGTGCTGCTGCCAGTGCCACCATAAGTTTTTTCATATCAGTTAGTAGTCACACATTCATGAGAATGGTCATGATCTACTACAAGACCAGGAATAAATGGATGACCAAATTCCCACACAATTGTTGCAACAAAACCAACAATAATATACTTAATAGTTTTTTTCATATCAAAAAGGAACAGCGGGGGTAGAGGGGATAGCACCACCAGTAGCAGATGGAAGTTCAGGGAGAGCAGCATCCATCATTGCTGGAAGTGCTCCTGCGATTGCCTCTGTTGCTGCCTTGGCAATATTTTCTTTAACACGTTCAGCAATTGCATCGCGGCGCAGATAAACAACCGTTCCTCCACCGATAATACCTGCAGTTCCTAGAAATGATAGAACTGCTAATACATTAATTACTTTTTGCATAGTAAGCCTCGTAGTATGCGGTAATGCCATTACAATTTACATTACCTTGGGATACCC